CGTACCCGCGAGAACTTCGCGCTGTCGATGCCTCTGTCCTCGATCTCTGCACGGCCGCTCTGCGCGGGTGTTTGTGATCTCTGGTGAGGTAGGCGACCCTGAATCCGTGACCGACCTCGCCGAGACTCCGAGCCAGCGGCAGTCACGCAAGGCCAGGGGCGGGGCCGTCGGCCCGGAGCGGACTCGCCGCTCTGCGGTCGGGACGTTACGCAACGGACAGCGGCTGTCGAACGCGGACGCCCGGGATCTGGTGATGAAGGGGATCCTGCACGGCCAGTCGGTGAAGGATTCGGTGAAGGCCGCCGGCCGGTCGTACTCCTGGTACACCCAGCAGCGACTGGGCGATCACGAGTTCCGTGACCAGATCGACTCCGTCCGGCTGCGCACCGGCCGCAACCAGGGCATCAGCCGGGCCATCGTCTCGGAGAACCTGGGCCGGGACTGGGACCCGGCCGAGCACGACCCGATGCTGCTGGACTTCCCGGCGTTCTGCGCCAAGTACCTGGGCCAGCAGGTCTTCCCGCACACCCAGAACATCGTGGACATGATCGAGGGCCGGCAGCCGTCCTGGCTGCACCCGGCGATGCTCTACGAGCCCGGTGAGCGCGATCTGATGATCGCCAACTGTCCGCCCGAGCACGCCAAGAGTGTTGCGGTGACCATCAACTACGTGGTCTACCGGATCTGCATGGATCCCAGCGTCCGCGTCATCATCGTGTCCAAGAGCCAGAACATGGCCAAGAAGATGCTGTTGGCCATCAAGAACCGGCTGACCAGCCCGCGCTACAGCCACCTGATCGCCACCTATGGTCCGGTCGGCGGGTTCGAGGCCCACTCCGACGCGTGGACCACCGAGATGATCTACGTCGGCGGCAGGGACGTCGAGCAGAAGGATCCGACGGTTCAGGCGATCGGCATCCGCGGGCACCTCTACGGTGCCCGGGCGGACCTGATCGTGATGGACGACTGCGTGGACATGACCAACTACCTGGACTACGACCGGCAGATCGAGTGGATCCAGTCCGAGGTGGTGTCGCGGATCAGCGCCAACGGCGCACTGCTGGTGGTCGGCACCCGGCTGAGCCAGGTGGACCTCTACCTGGAGCTGCGCAACCCGGAGCGGTACCCCGACGAGGAATCGCCGTGGACCTACCTGTCGATGCCGGCGGTGCTCGAGTACGTCGACGAGGATCCGAGCAAGTGGCTGACCCTGTGGCCGGTCACCAACGTCGCCGACGCCGGTGACCGCACGATGGTGCCCGACGACAACGGGATGTACCCCAAGTGGGACGGACCACGGCTGGCCCGCAAGCGGGCCCGGGTCAGCCCGCAGGTGTGGGCCCGGGTCTACCAGCAGCAGCAGATCGCCAGCGACACGGTGTTCAGCCACGAGGACATCCGCGGCTGCGTGAACGGGGCCCGGAACGTGGGTCGGCTGCCACTGGGCAAGGCCGGCACCCGCGAGGACGGGATGAACGGGGTGATCGTGGTCGCCGGGCTGGACCCGGCGACCACCGGGTTCTCCGCCGCCAGCGTGATCGCCCTGGACCCCACCAACTACAAGCGCTACGTCCTCGACGTGCGCAACCGGCCGAACCTGAGCCCCGACGACCTGCGTGAGCTGATCTACGAGCTCACCGACCGGTACGGGATCAACGAGTGGGTGATCGAGCGCAACGGCTTCCAGGGCTTCCTGGCCTTCGACCGGGAGGTCAACGAGTACCTGCGGGCGCGCGGCTGCCTGATCCGCGCCCACTTCACCAGCCACAACAAGTTCGACCCCGACTTCGGGGTCGCGGCGATGTCGTCTTTGTTCCGGGGCTGGCGGGAGGGCAACAATCTGATCGAACTGCCCAGCCACCACCAGAGCGAAGGGGTCAAGGCGCTCATCGAGCAACTGACGACGTGGGCGCCGCAGGCGCCCAAGGGTTTGAGGACCGATACCGTGATGAGCCTGTGGTTCGCCGAGCTGGCCTGCCAGGCCAGGGTCGAGGCATTGAGCGCGTTCACCCGGTCGCATGCCCGCAACCCGTTCCTGACCAAGGCCGACAAGTCCCGACAGCAGCGGTTCTCAGCGGTGGAGGCGATGAGCATGTGGAGCGCGATGTGACATGAACCTTGCTGAGTTGCGTGGGGACCTGCACCGGCTGCGCTCGGAGAGCACCGGCCGCGACCTGCGGATGAACAAGATCGCCACCGTGCGCACCCCTGGCGGGCTGCGGCTGGTCTACCCGGACATGTTCCCCGACGACGGGGTGTTCTCCGAGCCGATGGTGGCCAACATGGTCGACATCGCCGCCCGCGACATCGCCGAGGTGACCGCTCCGCTGCCGGCGTTCAACTGCAGCAGCAGCATGGGCATCTCCGACCGGGCCCGGGCGATGGCCGACAAGCGCACCAAGATCGTCAACCACTACGTGGAGGCCTCGCGGCTGCAGATCCAGATGTTCACCGCGGTGGACCGCTACTTCTCCTACGGCTTCGTGCCCGCGATTGTGCGGCTGGATCTCGACACCGGCTGTCCGCGCATCCAGTTCCTCGACTCGATGGGCACCTACGTCCGCCGCGACGGCTGGGGCAACGTGAAGCGGCTGTTCCAGGTCAAGCAGTTCACCCACGACGACGCGGTGGCCAAGTTCCCCGAGCTGCGGGGGCTGCTCGAGCGCAACGGCTACACCACCGCCGGCACCATCGAGCTGGTCATCTTCCACGACGCCCAGAACGAGGGGATCTTCTGCAACATCGGCGACGGCGAGATCGTGCGGATCGCGGCGAACCCGATCGGCAAGGTCTGCGCCTACCAGTTCAGCCGCCCCGGGCTGGCCGACGAGGAGTACGGCCAGTACGACGACGTGCTGCCGGTGCAGGTGGCCAAGGCCCGGTTCGCGCTGCTGACCATGGAGGCCGCGCAGAAGTCGGTGCAGGCCCCGATCGCGCTGCCGATGGACGTCCAAGAGCTGTCGATCGGCCCGGACTCGATCCTCAAGTCCCAGTCCCCGGAGCGGATCCGCCGGATCGGCCTGGATGTGCCGCAGTCGGCGTTCATGCAGCAGCGGGACCTGGATCTCGAGCTGCGCCAGGGCGCCCGCTACCCGGATGTGCGCACCGGCAACACCGACGCCTCGATCGTCACCGGCCGGGGTGTGCAGGCGCTGATGGGCGGCTTCGACACCCAGGTGAAGACCGCGCAGACCATCTTCGCCGAGGGCTTCCGGTTCCTGCTGTCCCGCTGCTTCGAGCTGGACCAGACGGTGTGGCCCAACCGGACCAAGGAGGTGGAGGGCAACGTCAACGGCACGCCGTACTCGCTGTCCTACACCCCCGCGCGTGACATCAAGGGCATCTACTCGGTCGACGTGCAGTACGGGCTGATGGCCGGGCTGAACCCCAACCAGGCGCTGGTCTTCGGCCTGCAGGCCCGCGGCGACCGGCTGATCAGCCGCGACTTCTTCCGCCGCCAGCTCCCGTTCTCGCTGGACGCCGGCGAGGAGGAGGCGAAGGTCGACATCGAGGACCTGCGCGAGGCGCTGAAGCAGGCGGTGGCTGCCTACTCCCAGGCACTGCCCGCGCTGGCCGAGCAGGGCCAGGATCCCAGCCAGATCCTGACCCGGATGGCCCAGATCATCCAAGATCGAGTGAAGGGGGTGGCGATCGAGAAGTCGATCGCCGAGGCGTTTGCACCCCCGGAGCCGCCGCCCGGCGCCGAGGCGGCGGCGATGCCTGGCATGCCGGGACAACCCGGCATGCCAGGAACGCCCGGTCTCCCGCCCGGCCTGGGCCCGGAGGGCCTGATGCCCAACGTGGCGCCCGGCCAGGCCGGGATGGCGCCCGGCGGACAGCCCGATCTGCAGACGCTATTGGCCGGGATCGGCCGTGGCGGCCAGCCGCAACTGTCGGCCACCACCTCCCGAAGGCAGGCGATCTGAATTCGTGTTTCTGGAGATCGCCTTCCCACCCGTCCAGGGCCACCTCGTCGAGTGGTTGACCGCAATCACCCTCATCGCGGGTCTGATCACCGCGCTCTGGCGGTGGATCGGCCTGCCGATCCGCAAGGAGTGGATGGCCAACAAGAAGTTCCAGGAGGAGTTCCGCTCCGACTGGCACGGCGTCGAGGCCCGACCCGGGGTTCATCGAGACCCTGGCCGAACTGCGCTCCGACCGGATCGACACCCAGGCGCGGCTGCAGGGGCTGGAGATCCGCACCGAGGCCAACTCGCTGGCCATCCAGCAGATGCGTGGCGAGATCAACATGCTGCATTCGCAGCCTAAGGAGCTGAGTTGACATGCTCGACGCCCTCTCCCCCCTCCAGCGCCACGTCATCCTGCTCATGGTCGCCGGCGCGCTCGGCGTGCTCGGCGACTCGCTGCACCTGTTCGACCTGCCGCCGTCGCTCGCGTCGCTG